GTATTGCTGATGCAGAAAGTCAATCTCATCCACTACCAGCTTCGGGTCTCTATACTGCATCTTCTTACCCCAGAAGATAGGTGTATTACAGAAAGAACATTGAAACGGACAACCCCTTGAAGCCATCATTGACATGGAAGGCACTGCCCCTACCGGACTAATCCCGGGGAACTTGCTTAAATCGACAAGGCTGTAATCTAGCTGAGGGATATCATCCATATCCTCTAATCTTCTCTTTGACCCCAGTATTTCCAGCCATTCATTTTCACCTTCGCCAATAACGGTATGGTCGGCAATACCATCATAGGCTACAGCATGGGGACCGCCAACCACAATCTTTAAATCCTTACTCCAGTTCCTGGCATACTCAGCAATAGCCTTAGCCGATTTTATCTGAAAGGTATTGCAGGTAATCCCGAGTACATCAGGATGGTACTTTGTCATAGCCTCACGAATCTCTATCCGGTCAGTTCCCATGTGGACTATCTTAACAATGTGGCCTTCATTCTCTGCCAGCGTACCAAGCGTTAACAGGGCAAGGGAGGGCGCTTCATCGACATAAGAGGGATGATTGTTCGCCGGTTTTATCAGTAAGATATTCATGTTTCTATATCACACTCTACTTCATACCAAGATTTGAAATCTCTCACTTCCAAAACGTCAGGGAACTTACCAGTGAAGCAAATAGCTCTATCATCTATAGTTATAAAGGCTGCTGGTTTTTGTGTTGGAAATTCTATCTGCTCAATCTCAGGGCTGCTCATTCCATAGGCTAGCAACCAATGTCTCATAGCCTTAATACCACCATCCTGCCTACTTCTACTAGAATAGATGCATACCTGAAAATCAGGGTAAAGTATCATACTTCGTAGCCAAACAATAGCGCCATTTACTGGTGGGTCAGGTATGTGCTCAGCACCTTTCCATCCACTCTTATAACTATGCAAAACGCCATCAAAGTCAATACAAATTATTTTCATTCCCTTCTCCTTTTTTATCTGGTACTTCCTCACCAACAAATCAACCCATCTCCGCTGGCTAGAGTCGTATATTCCACATCCTTGACCACTTTATGCTCCGGGTCCATCTTAAAGAACTGGTTAGCTGGAGTAGAAAAGATAATCACCCCATGTTTCCCTACCCTCTTAGCCTCAGCCACTACCTTAGCCGGGTTCTTAGCATGTTCTAACATCTCGGAGCACCAGACAAAGCCAAACTCATTATCCTTGTACGTCATTTTATGGGCATCCATCCTGACAACCCCCGGCCCGTTCTTAGTATCTATACCAACATATTCGCCAAGATGCTCAAGGGCAGTACGATAGGGCTGAGTGACACCACAACCGATATCCAGGACTTTACGCGGTATGCAAGTGCGAGGTATCAAGCCCAGCCTGCCTTGCTGCACACCTTCAAGGTTCTTAGGGGCATGGATTCTCTTTTCTATATCCCTTAAAACCTCCGGCCATAGCTCACCGTAGACAAGATTATCATCATATTCCAATGCCTTCTTCCTGGCTTGCTTCTGTAGTTTTTCTATCGAGCCGTCTTTCTTAGCCTGGTAAGCCTGCTCAAGCCGTTCTAACACTTCTTCCATAGTACATTCAAATTGCCAGGATGCCTGACCTGTCCAGGTTGGTGTTAGCTTCTCAATAAACCAGCCACCGCCCATCAGCTCTTCCTGCCCGGTGCATTTAGTAATTATTACCGGAATACCACAGCTTTGAGCTTCCATTATCGGAATACCAAAACCTTCTCCCTTAGAAGGTAACAGGAAAACATCCATAGTATTATAGACATGGCACATCGTTTCGACACTGACACCGCTAGTCAGCATAACTCTTGGAGGGAAATAAGCCACCGATTCAATATCCAGTTCCTTCCGTAATGCAGCCAGATTAACCCCCCTATCATCAACAGGGTCAGTATGGCAGTAATAGATAATCTCACCGGGATGGTTTTTCGAGAACTTCTGCATAGCTCTCATTGAAGTAACCCAGTTCTTGCGCTCGCTGTGGTTAGTGCCCACTGTTCCAACGACAAACTTATCTTTCCAGGTAAACTTGTCACGATTTACTTGTCGAAGTTCAGGGTCAGGCAGGAATTGCGTTGTATCAATACTATGAGGGATATAATAAGATTCAATCCCGTTGTTTTTTAACTGCTGCTGCCCAAACCTTGACATAGCAATAGGCCTTACCAGCCCGGCAGCTTCTTTAAGGGTATTAACCACGAATTGAGGTATTGGGTCATGGTCTACCGGCATCCAGGGAACCCAGTTCATTCTCACATCGAGGTTCTTCATTACCCAGGCATCAACAAGAGTAATAAAGACGTCCGCCTGTATATCCTCATAGAACATAGGGGAATCTGTCTGCCCCCAGTCTTTAGGGTTGTTGGGATATATAGGGATGCCTTGCCAATCTATTTTAGTACCTTGAAGACCGTAGAAAGCGAAGATTGCTACTTCATGTCCCATCTTAGTGAGGCGGCGGGCTGCGGTTGCGGTTTGAGTTCCGTAGCCTGTAGGAGCGAATGGCGTGTTTGACGACCATAGAATTCTTAGCATTGTATCTCCTTAACCAGTTTTTATTCACCTAGTCGGGAAGGAGGAAAACTGTTACATCTTCCCCCTTCCCACTGGTTAAGCCCCTCCCGTAGGAGAGGCTTAGTTTAGCGTGCGTCCGTCAGCCTTGCGGCTAACTTCTGGTCCAGCGTCTTGGTGCCCATGAGCATATCAATGGATACGACATTAGTCTTAATACTGGAGTCATAGTCAAAGACAACTCTCATAGACAAGCCTCGGCTGGAAACCACGGCTGCGTTTATCCCGCTTAAAGGCGGGGGCAGAGGAGCTACAGCCATAGCCATGAAGTTACGGTGGAAGGCAAGGTTAGCCCGATGGGTCTTCTGAATGGTGGTTACCGTGTTATCGGCGATGTCAGCCCCAGTAGCGTTTGACTGGTCGAAACTGATTATGGCGGTGGTGCCATCAGCAGTTGCCAATTTGGAAACTGCGAACCAAGCATCAACACCCGTGAATTTAACCACGTCATCAACTAGAACTGTACCACCACTGGTGATAGCGTCAACAGTGGCTACGGTAGCACCGTTAGGGAAAGCCCCATCGAGGGCACCGGCAGCATCAGCGATTGGCTGAGTATGCTTCAGGACATTCTGCTCCATAAAGGTATCAAAGCCGAGAACTCTGCCAATTTCGGCTTCCCTGAGAGCACGTCCACCATCGCCCTTCCTATTGGCTTCGTGGAAGGCGGTTACTGCCATGTAACCCGATTTGGTAATTGGGTGCAAGACAAGGCGTCTACCCGAGGCAGGAACCTGTTGCACATCCATGACAGCACCGAGTTCCGCAATATCAGCGATAACCGGGGTAGCTGAAACAGGGAAGTGACCGGCAACGTCCTTAAAGTGGTCGAGAATCTTGGTGTCCACGGTATCAGCCATGGCAATCATGGCCGGCTCAATGAACTGCTCAGAGAAGTCCTTTACCTGAAGAGCCATCTCCTGAGAGCTAACCTCAAAGGAAACGTCCAGATGAGTATCCAGAATAATCTGGACACTGGACTCAGTGATAGTGTTCATGTGTCGAGCCGTACCGCCTGAGACAGCGGACGCCGAGAAGGAAGTTGGTTTCCGAATGGTAAGGGTTGAGCCTATTTTCTGATACTCGCTTGAGAACCCCCGATGAATAAGTTGCGGCATGACGATGGTATTCTCAAGTACCAGCAAGGCTTCCTTAGCAACTATTGAAGGTGTGATTAATGTAGTCAACTTAGAATCCTCCTAGTATATTTAACTACTAGCAGGTCAATCCCAGAAATTACTTAAAACGGTCTTTATTGGAAGGATGGTCGGCATACTCTTCGCCGGTCATTTCTTCCGCTCTGTCTGGGGTCAACTCTACTACACCACCAATATTACTTCCAGGGTCAGGCGGGGTTGCTGGAGGCTGGCCTTCAATATTCTCGGGGTTTTTAACTGTTAAAACGAGAGCCTTGGCTAATTCCTCCATCTTATCAGGAGAGCCATCCGTTAGCCTTGTAA